GGATAAGTCTAGAGGAACAGACAGCAATAGCTGCAAGTTATATGGCGCAGCAACGTACAATTGCCGGAGTTGAAAAGATTAGAGGACAAAGCAGTAAAGCAGTAGCCGAAGCTACTGCAAAATATGCAGTTGATTTAAAAGTTCTTCAAGAACTTACAGGCAAAGATGCTAAAGCCATTGCAGATAAAGCGGCTAAAGATAGTATGCGAGCATCAGTGATGAGTAAATTAGATCTAAAACAACAAGAGTCACTAAAAGCGGCTTATAGAGGTTTGTCTACCTTAGGTCCAGAAGGACAGGCAAAGATGCAGGATGCATTGACTAGATACCTAGTCACTGGAACATTTGATCCTAGCATAGCCTTAGACAGTCAAATGACTGGCTATATTGAACAATTAGGAAAAGGTGTCTTAGATGGGTCAGCGGATATGCAGAACACTACGTCTAAGGCAAGTGAAGAATTAAGAAAAGAACTTGAAGAAAGAAGTAGGATGGGTAATTCGCTAGCTTCGACTTCGGACACAATGGTAGCCGCTGGCATATCGTTATCGGGTGCAGTACAAGGATACCAACAGTTGACTTCTGCTATTCTATCAAATACAACGTTATCGTCGGGAGCCACTGAAAAAGCCAGTGAACAAGCAAATAATCTAATGAATACAACAGATAAGTTACAAAACAGCGTATCTAACATGACTGCTGAATCAGCAAAGATAACCTCGGCATTTATTAATATAAGCACACAAGCATTACCAACAGTAGCACCAGCAATTGAGGGATTAGTAACCGGAGTTGCTAAAGCTGCAAAAAAACTAGAGTCAGTTGTAGTTGGAAAAACATCAACTGATCAATTTTTAACAGATTTAAAAACTGGAGTAGTTGATGTGTGGAAGTCAGCATCTCAAGCTATTAAACAAACACTAGATGAATATTTTGGAGTACGCAGACCAGCTGCAGCACCGGGTGCAACTCCTAGTAGAGATACAGGCACTTTGGGTATGACTGGCCGATTATTTGAAGTAGAAGATTTTTACGGTAAAGTAGCCAGAGGCGAAACAGTACTAACACCTAAACAATTAGAAAATCTTGTTAGTGGAGTAAGCAGTGCTACAATGGGCAAAGCAGTAGCACAGCCTGCGCTAAACTCACTACAGAATTCTGGTATGGATACCATTGGTGCATCAGATTCTATAAAACAAATTCAAAATTTATATTCAGCTGCTATGCGTGACATTACTTTAGAAAAAGCACGAGCAGAAGCACAGAAACCATCAGATAAAACTAGTACAGATATACCCGAAGAATTCACTAATGCGCTAGGAAAGTTCAATATAATTCCATTGTCTACATCAATTGATAACCTAGCACAACAAGTCAGTACTAGCTCCACAGATCAGCAATCATTATTAACTCAACAAATTGATAAGTTAAGCCAGTTAGTATCTGCGATGCAAGACAGTGTCAGGTACAACGAAAGAATCGCTAACGAGTTAGGATAATGCGGTAAATATAAAACAATTTGAGAATCCTTTATGACTTGGCGCAAGTATTTTAAATCATCCAACATTCCCGGCAATGTTAGCCCATTGGGCAACGGACGTCTAGCTGATCCTGGCTATCGCAATTATCAGAGCAATTTACCTGAAGTATACATTGGGCATCCAAATCGTACTGAACGATATAATCAGTACGAGCAAATGGACGCGGATTCAGAAATTAATGCGGCCTTGGATATACTGGCTGAGTTTATGACTCAAAAGAACGAAGCAAATGGCACAGCCTTTGATATTCATTTTAAAGAAAAACCCACTGACAACGAAGTTAAAATTATTAAAGAGCAGCTACAGCAATGGGTTTCACTAAACGAACTTAACAAACGAATCTTTAAAATTATTCGTAATACTATCAAGTATGGCGATCAGGTATTTGTACGTGACCCGGAAACATTTAAGTTATTTTGGGTAGAGATGACCAAGGTAGTTAAGGTTATTGTCAACGAAGCAGAAGGCAAAAAGCCTGAGCAGTATATTCTTAAAGAGATTAATCCCAACTTTCAGAACTTGACTGTTACAGCAGTTTCAACATCAGATACCTATATTAATCATCCACAAGTGGGCGGTCCAAGCGGATCGTATGTACAACCTGCTAGCCCTTATAGCGGCGGTAGTCGTTTTACTCATGCTCAAAATGAAAGTGCAATTAACGCAGAACACATTATGCACATCAGTTTAACAGAGGGATTAGATGTATATTGGCCCTTTGGTAACAGTGTATTAGAGAACGTTTTTAAAGTTTTTAAACAAAAAGAACTACTAGAAGATAGCATTATTATCTATCGTGTGCAACGTGCTCCGGAGCGTAGAGTATTTAAAATTGACGTAGGAAACATGCCAAGTCACATGGCCATGGCCTATGTAGAACGTATCAAAAACGAAATACATCAGCGTAGAATTCCCACACAAACAGGTGATGGAACCAACATGATGGACGCTACTTATAACCCTTTAAGCATGATGGAAGACTACTTCTTCCCGGTTACTGCAGAGGGCAGAGGTTCTAGCATTGACGTGTTTCCTGGTGGACAAAACCTAGGTGAAATAACAGATTTACGCTTCTTTACTAACAAATTGTTCCGCGGATTACGTATTCCTAGCAGCTATTTGCCTACTGGGGTAGATGACGGTACACAAGCCATCACTGACGGCAGAGTAGGTACAGCACTCATACAAGAATGGCGTTTTAACCAGTATTGTAAGCGACTACAGTCAATGATTGTGGACAAGTTGGATCAAGAATTCAAGTTGTTTATGCGTTGGCGCGGTGTAAACATTGACGGACAACTATTTGATTTAACCTTTGAAGAGCCACAGAACTTTGCACAGTATCGTCAAGCTGATATTGATAGTGCCAGAATTGCTACATTTTCACAGTTAGAAGCTTATCCTTATCTAAGTAAACGTTGGTTAATGAAACGTTATTTAGGATTGTCTGAACAGGAAATGAATGAAAACGAAACAATGTGGGCCGAAGAGCAAGGTGATGTTGAGCAGGCTCCAGCAGATGATCCATCATTGCGTTCTGTTGGTATTAGTCCTGGCGGCATTGCTGGAGACTTAGAAAACGTAGCACCACCAGCTGAAGGTGGTGATGAACTAGGCGCAGCACCGGGCGAAATGCAAGGCATGAGCCCAATGGGTGGTCCACAGCCTGGCGCAGCAGCAGGCGCAGCAGCAGCACCTACAGTATAATTAGGTAAATATAGTTATGTACATTACTGAATTATACGAACCAGCCAAACCCGGATACAATTCATCTGCTGATGATCAAACTCCGATGAAGCTAAGTGACATGCGTAAAACACGATTAACTCTTGCAGATCTTAATCGTTTACGTATGGCAAATGATGTACGTAAAGTAGAGCACGAAAACAAAATAGAACAAATCACCAAGCAATACAAGCTTCCAGCAGCCGCTCCTGCGGTATAGTCCGCCAAAATCCCGTAAAAAACACCCATTTAACCCCGTAATCTACGCAGTTTAGTAAATAGATTACAAGCCATATATTTTAAGGAGTTCCTAATGAACAAATATGAACAGCTAATTGAACACATTATAAACGATGACGAAGCCAAAGCTCGCGCATTGTTTCATCAAATCGTGGTTGAGAAATCACGTGACATATATGAGTCCTTGATGGACGAAGAATATGCAGAAGAAGATATCCACGCTGGCAACCCAGTTGAAAGCATGATGGACGAAATCACAGGCGACGAAACTTATCAAGCCGAAGAAGAAGAATTAGACATGGATCCAGAAATGGGCGGTGACGACATGGGCATGGACGACATGGGCATGGACGACATGGGTATGGATGACATGGGTATGGATGACATGGGTGGCGAACAAGATCTAGAATCAAAAGTTATGGATCTTGAGTCTGAGCTAGAAGCACTCAAAGCTGAATTTGAAGCGTTAATGGGTGACGAAGCAGGCGAAGAAGAACATGGCGACATGGACATGGGCGGTGACGACGAAGAAGGCGACGAAGAGTCTGATGAAGAAGGTAACAACGAAATGTTCGAAGCTACTGACGAAGAAGACGAAGACGACGACAAGGATGAAGACGATGACAAGGACATGAAAGAGTCAGTTCAGCGTAAAGCATATCCTAAAACTGCAGTTGACTTAATGCGCGAATACGTAGAAAAAGTTGCTGCTCCTAGTAACACAGAGTTTACTCCAGTTGGTACTAGTGCAGGTGGCGATAAAGCATCTGGTAACACTAAAAACCCACTAGCCGGTAAAAACGACATGGGCGGTACAACACAAAATATCGCTAAAGGCGGTACAGGTGCAGATGGTAGTCCAGACGGTACTAGCCCAAAGTGGAAAGCTGATGGTAAGCTAGTTAAGAACGCACAGGAAATTGATGTTGCTAAACGCAATGTTAATAAGCCAGGCGGTAACAAAGGCGCACAAGATTGGTACGGTACTAAAGCTTCAGCCAAAAAAGGTGAAGGTCAAACTACTGACGGATCTGTTCCAGTGCAAAAGAAAAGCATTGAACCAGGTGGTAATTAATTAGGGCAATAATATGGCTTTGTACCTAAAAGAGAATCTTACTTTTGACCGTGCTCAGATGGAAGTCCTTACTGAGGACTCCACAATTGGCGAAGGTAAGAATCTATATATGAAAGGGATATTCATCGAGGGCGGTGTCAAAAATGCCAACCAACGTGTTTATCCCATTCACGAAATAACAAAAGCTGTTAGTCAAATCAACGATCAAATCAAAGAGGGCCATAGTGTGCTTGGCGAAGTTGATCACCCTGATGATTTAAAAATTAACCTGGACCGTGTGTCACACATGATTATGCAAATGTGGATGGACGGTCCTTGCGGTCACGGAAAATTAAAAATTCTACCAACACCAATGGGCGAGCTTGTAAAAGCTATGATTACCTCAGGTGTCAAGCTAGGTGTTAGTAGCCGTGGAAGCGGAGAAGTAAACGAAGGAACAGGACATGTTAGCGGTTTTGATATTATCACCGTTGATATAGTAGCACAGCCCAGTGCCCCTCATGCATATCCAAAAGCGATTTACGAAGGACTTATGAATATGCGTCATGGACACCGTGTTTTAGATGTAGCTCGTGATGCTACACAAGATCAAAAAGTACAGAAGTACCTGAAAGAAGGCATTACACGCCTTATCAATGACCTTAAGTTAAAATAGGAGAAACCTGATGTTAGATGCTATCAAACCATTGTTAGATAGTGGCATCATTAACGAAGACACTCAACAAGCAATCAATGAAGCTTGGGAAGCTAGACTTTCTGAAGCCAAAGAGGTAGCTCGTTCAGAACTTCGTGAAGAATTTGCCCAACGCTATCAACATGACAAGCAAGTAATGGTTGAAGCTCTAGACAAAATGGTAACTGAATCTCTACAAAGCGAACTTGAAGAGTTTGCAGCGGAGAAACAGGCTCTAGTAGAAGATCGTGTGAAATTTAAAACTCACATGACCGAGAGTGCTGAGAAATTTAATAACTTCTTGGTTGGGAAACTAGCCGAAGAAATTAGAGAATTGCGTGAAGATCGCAAACAATACGAGAACAGCGTTGCTGGTCTAGAAAAGTTTGTTATCAAACAATTAGCAGAAGAAATTCAAGAGTTTGAGCAAGACAAGCAGGCAGTGGTTGAGACAAAAGTTCGTCTAATCACTGGTGCTAAGACTAAGCTTGCTGAACTACAGAAGAACTTCGTTGCTCGTTCTGCTGAACTAGTTAAAGAATCAATTACCAAGAAACTAGAGTCAGAAATGACTCAACTCAAAGAAGACATCCACCTGGCACGTGAAAACATGTTTGGTCGTCAAATCTTTGAAGCCTTTGCAAGCGAATTTGCTGTTACTCACTTAAATGAGAACAAAGAAATACGTAAACTACAGGCTGTTGTTGCTGCCAAAGAGCAAGCATTAGCGGAAGCTAGAGCTCAAGCTGATTCGGCCACAATGATTGTTGAATCAAAAGACAAAGAGATTAGAATTATTAAAGAATCAACTGAGCGTAAAGAAACAATTAATGCTCTATTGAAATCTTTAAACAAGGAGAAAGCTGCAGTAATGAGCGAACTTCTTGAAAGTGTGCAAACTGCTAAGTTGCAGAATGCATTTGAAAAGTATCTTCCAGCTGTTCTAAACAATACAGCCAAATCTACTGCACAGCCTAAAGCTATGCTGTCAGAAAGCCGTACAGAAGTAACTGGAGATAAGACTGCTAAGACTAGCGTTGACAACACAGACAGTATTAATACTGTTGTTGAGTTCAAACGTTTAGCAGGGCTAAAGTGAACCCTAAATAGGAGAAAAGGAAAATTATGTCACAAGCACTACTAGAAAGCCGTTGGGGCGAAACTAAAGACGCTCTGCTCGAAGGCTTAAATGGTTCAAAAAGAACCACAATGGGTGTAATTCTTGAAAACACCCGCAAGCACTTAATGGAATCTGCAACTGCAGGCGCCACTGCTGCTTCAAACGTTGCAACACTAAACCGCGTAATTCTACCAGTTATTCGTCGTGTTATGCCAACAGTTATTGCAAACGAAATCGTTGGTGTTCAGCCAATGACTGGTCCAGTAGCTCAGATTCATACACTACGTGTACGTTACGCTGACAACACCACTGACTCAGCTAGCCCATACGCTACTGGTACTACAGCTGGTGATGAAGCACTATCACCATTTAAGATTGCTGTTGCTTATTCTGGTCTAACCAATGGTGGCACTGCTACTACTGGTCGCGCTGCAAGCACAAGCACACTTGAAGGTGTAACTGGTAACAGAATCAACGTTCAAATCTTGAAACAAGTTGTTGAAGCTAAGACACGTAAACTAAGCGCACGTTGGACATTTGAGGCAGCTCAAGATGCTCAAGCTATGCACGGTTTAGATATTGAAGCTGAAATCATGGCAGCATTGGCTCAAGAAATTACTGTTGAAATTGACCAAGAAATTCTAGGTTCATTACGTAGCCTAGCAGCAACTGAGTTTACATTTGATCAATCTGCTGTATCAGGTACTGCTACTTTCGTTGGTGACGAACACGCTGCTTTGGCTGTTCTGATCAATCGTTCAGCAAACCTAATTGCATCACGTACACGTCGTGGCGCTGGTAACTGGGCAGTTGTAAGTCCAGCAGCATTGACAGTACTACAATCTGCAACTACAAGCGCATTTGCTCGTACAACAGAAGGTACTTTTGAAGCTCCAACAAACACCAAGTTCGTTGGTACACTAAACGGTGCAATGCGTATCTATGTTGATAGCTATGCTAGCGACAGCACACCAGTATTGGTTGGTTACAAAGGTTCAAGTGAAGCAGACGCAGCAGCGTTCTACTGCCCATACGTTCCTCTAATGAGCTCTGGCGTTGTACTAGATCCATCTACTTTTGAACCAGTAGTTGGCTTTATGACACGTTACGGATATGTGGAATTGACCAACACAGCTTCTTCTCTTGGTAATGCTGGTGATTACTTAGCGGAAATAGCCGTTTCCAACCTATCATTTCAATAATATACACATATTATTGTTGATAAACAAAAAGCAGCTTCGGCTGCTTTTTTGTTGACTAATTTAATTGGAACGTTAAATTAGAGATAAATAAATGTATGAACAAATACACTTTATGGTACAACTCCATTATAGAAAACGCTCGTACAAGAACTCTTGACTGCTATAAAGAAAGTCATCATATCCTGCCACGTAGTTTAGGTGGAACAGATGAAAAACATAATCTAGTTGATTTAACCGCTAGAGAACATTTTGTATGTCATTGGCTGCTAGTAAAAATACACACAGGGCAAGCACAACATAAAATGATTTATGCGCTCAATGGAATGAAACGCAATAGTAAAGATAACGAACGATACGAAACTGCTATAACCAGCAGAGTATACGAAAAACTCAAAATAGAATTTGGTAGAGTACATTCAGAAACTATGACAGGCCGTACTCCTAGTAATAAAGGCAAGCCTATGAGCGAAGAACAAAAAGCAAAAATTAAATTCACCAAAGCTGTTAATCCTACTAAAAGAAGTGCAGAAGCTATTGCTAAAACAATTGCTAAACAAACAGGACAAAAACGAAGCGCAGAAACAAAATTAAAAATGTCTTTGGCAGCTAAAGGTAAGTCTAAAGGCCCGATGAGTGAAGAAGAAAAACAAAAAAGATCGTTAGCTAATAAAGGCAAGCCAAAATCTGCAGAACATACCGCTAAAAAATCAGAAACTCTCAAACGTCTAGCAGCAGAAGGCACACATCATAGCATGGTAAAAGTAACTTGCCCGCATTGTGCAAAAGAAGTTACCAAGCTGGTGTACGGTAGACTACACGGTGATCGCTGCAAGCAAGCATAAA